GAACGAGTTGCGGAAGGGGTTGGAGGGGATGATTGAAACCCTGGCACAGGAAGCCAGCAAAGCTGGCAGGGTGATACCTGGAAACGCAAGAACGGTTTTCGCCAGAACGATTGAGGGGCGCCGGATCGCGGCAACGATGGCAAGCCTGGACCAGCGGATCATCTCACGGGAGCGTGAATTCGGGTTGACGCCGAGTTCACGGAGCCGCGTGGAAGTGTTGCCTGGAAACGGCGCGATGGATCCCATCGAGAGAGCGTTGTGTGCCCGGGTACTATCGTCTTGACAAGTGCGCTTTCTGCGGCGCACAGACCTGGTGTGAGCAGAGAGCGAACGGGAAGCCACAATGCCGGGCCTGCAAAGTCGAGCGCTTCTTCGACGGGTTTCTGTACCCTCCGCTCGGCTACTCGCTGCTCTACTGGCAGCGAGACCTTCTGAGGGCTTTATATGGAACCGTTGACGAATTCGGAATCCGCCGCTACCGGCAAGCCTACATCTCGGTCGCAAAGAAGCAGGGCAAGAGCTTCTTCTGCGCGGGACTCCCTCTCTACCACCTGATTATGGAATTCGAAGAGCACAGCGAAGCCTACGGCGCGGCGGCGGCAAAGGACCAGGCTGGGATCGTTTTCCGATCCTGCCTGCAACTGATCCGTGCGAATCCGGTCTTGATGCAACGGCTCAAAGTTCTCGAAAGTACCAAGCGGATTCTGCGGCGCGATGGCGCCGGGAGCTACGTTGTGCTTTCCGCTGACGGGGACGTGCAGGACGGAATCGAGCCGTCGCTGGCCATCATTGACGAGTTGCACCGCTGGCGTACGAAGAAGGCAGAGACGCTCCACGACGTGATCACCAAGGGAACGATAAGCCGGGCCGAGTCGCTGGTGATTCAGGTAACAACGGCCGGCGAGGAGCACGAAGCCCCGCTCTGGTTCCGGGAGCACGAGTACGCGCGGCACATCCTGGACGGGAGCCTGCGGTCGGATTCTTTTTACGCGGCGATCTGGTCGGCCGATGCAAAGCGCATGGAAGCCGACCCTGAATACTGGAAGTCACGGGAAGCTCGCGTGGCGGCGAACCCGAGCCACGAGGATCACGGCGGATTTCTGAAAGACGTTCGGCTGGTCGAGGAGATGAACAAGGCGGTCGACAAGCCGGAGACCCGGAAGAATTATCTCCGCTATCACCTGAACATTCCGGTCGCAGAGGGCGAGACCCCGATCATCGACATGGACACCTGGCGGGCTGGCGGCGGCGGGATAGACCTGCGAACCTGGCCGGAGTACGACGTAGAGCTGCTGATTTCGAAACTGGGCTTGATGGACCGGCCCTGCTACTGCGGGATCGACTGTTCCTGGACGACAGACATGACGGCCGCGAGCTTCCTGTTCCCTCCGGCGGATGATAGCGAGCGATGGAAGGCGTTGATCTTCCACTGGCTCCCGGAAGAACGAATCCCGGATTTGGAGCGCAGGACGCGGGCGCCGCTCTCGCACTGGGTGAAGCAGGGATTCCTGACCGCCGTGCCCGGGCAGCGCATCGATCTGAGGGAGGTCGAGAAGAAAGTCAAGTGGGCCGCCAAGCTGTTCGACGTGCGGGAAATCTGTTTTGATCCCTGGGGCATGGCGCAGGCATCGCTCAACCTGGTCGACGAGGGCTTCCTGTGCGTGGAAGTACGGCAGGGATACCAGACGCTGTCGAAGCCGACCAAGAAACTGATCGAGCTCTACACCAGCAAGCAGTTTGAGCACTGCAACAACCCGATTCTGAATTGGGAAGCGTCCTGTCTAGCGTTGCTGTCGGACGGCTCGGACAACGTGAAGCCGTCGAAGCCAGCGCGGGACGCCGCGGCAAAGCGGATTGACGGGATCGCGGCAACGATCACGGCGATGGTCCGCGCCATGCTGGGCGAAAGCAACACGATTTCCTACACGGGTGTGCAAAGCGTCGGATGATATTTCCAGAGCTGCGCGAGAGATGGAAACAGATTTTCCCTCCGCAAGAATTCCTTTCGATGGATCTCAAAGCGACGGATCTGACATTCAGCACCACGGATATCCGGGACGCGCGATGGTACTTGCAGAACGGCTACCCGCACATCGCCGGTTTGCTGAGCGGTGGGATGCCGGCATGGTCCGGCGAGACGGTTACGCCGGAGCGGGCCATGAATCATTCCGTGGTCTGGGCCTGCAATCGGATCGTGAGCGAGCCGATGGGCTTTCTGCCGGCGAACGTGATGCAGGAAGTGCGGGGCGAAAAGCGCGAGGCTACGGAACTGCCCTCATACTCGCTGCTGAAGCACCTGCCGAACGAGGAAATCACGGCGCAGTCTTTCCGGGAGATGCTGACCAGCCACTGCCTGCTGCAAGGGGACGGCTTCGCGCAGATCACGCGGCGCAGCGGCACCGGCGTGGCTATCGAATTGCACCCCCTGCTGCCTGGCCAGGTCATGATAGAACGGGAGAAGACGGGGGCAAAACGGCTGGTCTACATTGTCAAGGAGGAAAACCAGCCCGACAAACGTTACCCGCTGACGCCCGGCAAGCCGCACGATATTTTCCACTTGCGGGGGTTAGGTTGGGACGGACTCCGGGGCTACTCCATAATCCACATGGGGCGGCAGTCCATCGGCTCTGCGATTGCCGCAGAGCGTAACGTGGCGCGGTTCTGGGCGAACGGCGGGCGGGTCCCGTACATCCTGGAAACCGCGAAGCATTTCAAAAGCCAAGATGATTTCAAGGCTTTCCGCAAAGATTGGGAGGACGTATACGGAGAACCGGGGCGCGCCCCAATCCTGACCGACGATCTGAAATATAAGCAAGTGGGTCTGAGCATGGCAGATGCGCAGGCTCTCCAATCCAGGCAGTTCAGCATCCCGGAAATCTGCCGCTGGTTCAGCGTAAGCCCGCACCTGGTAGGGGACCTCTCGCGGGCGACGTTCGCCAATATCGAGCATCTTGCGCTGGAGTTCGTGAAAATGACCCTGGCCACATGGATCAACCGGTGGGAGCAGGAATTCTGGCGCAGCGTACTGACGGCGGAAGAGCGGGCCGCCGGGTATTTCCTGAAATACAACGTCGACGCGCTGCTCCGCGGAGACTTCAAGACGCGCATGGAAGGCTACGCGAGCGCATTGCAGAACGGCCACATGAACGTCGACGAGGTGCGCGACCTGGAAGACCGTAACGCATTGCCGAACGGGATTGGGAAGCACTACCACATCCAGACCAACATGGGCACGCTTGCGAGAGATGGACAAATCCAGCCGGCGACGTCGGCTCTGATTCGGCTCGACGAAGACGAGGAGGCGGCATGAAGAAGTCCAGATGGCTCGAAATCAAAACGATCGCGGCGGAAGGCCAGTTTGAGGGAGTGCTTTCACCCTATGGCAACGTGGATGGGGGCCGAGATGTTGTCGAGCCAGGCGCTTTCACCAAGACCCTGAAGGAGCAGGGCCTCACGCGGGTGCTGCTCTGGCAGCACAAAGTTGACACTCCGATCGGCGAGTTGACGCTCGAGGACCGCCAAGACGGCCTCTGGGCCAAGGGCCAGTTGCTCATGGATCTGCCGGAAGCGCAGAAAGCCTACCTGCTCATCAAAACCAGGATCATCAAGGGCCTTTCCATTGGCTTCGAATCCATCAAGGATTCAATCGAAGGCGGCATCCGGCACCTGAAAGAAGTCAAGCTCTACGAAGGCTCGATCGTCACGTTCCCGATGAACGAGATGGCCCTGATCACCGCCGTCAAGGGCAAGCGCGGTGATCATCATGGAACGAAGGGTGACTTCAACGAAGAGCTCACCGAGATTCAGACACTCGATGGCTTGTATCAGATGGAACACGCGCTCTGGAGCGCGCTCTATTCAATCCTCTGGGTTGAGGCCACGCGGGACGAGAAGGTCGCCGCGGCGGAAACCATTTTGACGCAATTTCAGCAAGCCTTCTCGAATTTCTTCCCGAGCTACCTGGATGCCATGGAGGCAGCGTACGGCGGGATGGAAACGTGGAACCGCAAGGAAATCGAGAAGAAGGCTGGCGCCACGTTCAGCGCCGCGAACATCCAAAAGATTTCGACTGCCCTAGGCAAGATCAAGGGCGGCCATGACGATTTGACCGCACTTATCTCGGAGGAAGCCGGGGAATCCACTTCCGAAGAGAAAGCCGCAAACCGCCCGGACCCGCTGC